CTAAAATGAATATATATGAAGAAATTGCAAAGGTTTTAGATGCAGATTTTAGACCAGCTGATTTAAATGCTCATTATGAGAGTCATACAACTGGTGGGCATACTCCAATTCCAAATGGAATGTCAAAAGAGGAATATGGTAAGAAAGCTAGAGAAGTAAGTTTAAAGAATTTATCTCCACTGACTGATAAAAATAGAAAAGTTAGAGCTTATAAGAGACAAGGTGGAGTAATTTGTAAAACAGATGGAAAGTGGTTTGTTTCATATTCAGGTGGAAAAAATGGTAAGTTAAATACTGCATTTCCAGCTGATATTTCATACTTTGAAAGAAGAATGAAAGAGGAGAATGGAACAGAGATTTTCTTTGAATAATAGATAAAAAGAGGTAGAATAAAATGAACAAGCTTAGGTATATTTTTGATCAGTTCTTTGTCAAATGGTTTTGGTATGGAAAGATCAAGGGTTATAATTATAGAATAGTTAAGTGTCCTGTTTGTGGTCATTTAACTATTAATGATTATAGTATATGTCCAACTTGTGGTTGGGAATATGATGGTATAGTAAATGAGAATGAAGAGTCATATGTGAATGGCTCAACTATAGCTGAATATAGAATGAGGGTCATTGGTAAGTATGGCGAAAAAATCATTAAAAAACACATGGGAGACAAGTAAAAAAATAGAAGATTTATATAAAAAGCTTTTAAAGAATTTACTTGATCCTGCTAAAAAGGAAATAATAAGAAAAAGTAAAGACAAAGAAGAGCAATTAACTGTTGAGTATGTTGAAAAATATTTAAAGAAGTTCTCTGAAGCTCCAATATTTTTACAAAAGGCAGATGAAATTGCTAAAAGAATAACAACTATGATTTTGGCTGAAAATGCTAAGGATTGGAGGGAAGCTGCAAGAAAGGCTTCTAGAAATCCACAAATGTACAAGTTGTTAATGAAAGAATTAGAAAATGATAAAGAAATAAAAAAGGAATTTGATAGAATACTTGAAAGCAATTCAAAGTTAATAAAGACTCTTCCTTTAGAAATAGCTCAGGATGTTGTTAAACATATTGCTTCTAAAACATTTGCTTCTAGCAGACCGGAAACAATTTCAAAAGAAATAAAGAAGTTTTTTCCTGAGCATACAAAGGCAAAAGAAGATCTAATAGCAAGAACTGAGTCTGCTAAAGCAAGAGCCGCTTTAAAAGAATCAAGAGCAAAAAGTATAGGTGTTTATTGGTATGTGTGGCATTCTACTGGTGATCAAAGAACCAGACCTGCTCATGCTTTTATGAATAATGTAATTTGTAATTATAGGCATAATCCTTCTCCAGAGGAATTAGCTAAAAAGCATGGAAAGTATGAAGGCAAATCTTATGGTGAATATACTCCAGGAGGAATATTCAATTGCAGATGTTTTGCTGAACCTATCATAGAATTAAATTTGATTAAGTTTCCTTGTAAAGCTTATGATTGGGATATAAATGATGTGGTTCAAATGAATTCAGCTCAACAATTTAAAGAATTTGCTGAAAGCAAAGGAATGCCATTAAGGGAATATGATTAAATAATTTTGTAAGAAAAGGAATGAACTAGTCAAGATGAAAATATCTGATAGTAAGAAAGAAGAAATCATAAGGGTTTTAGATGCCGGAAGAATAAATAGAAATAGTATGGAAAATACATTAGCATTTCTTTCTAAGCATTGTTCTAGAATTAGTGATAATATTAAGACTGGTTTAGACAGAGAAGATTCGAGCTGGTTTAGACAAGCGATTGTGGGAATAAATTTGGCCATTAGTCAACTTGAGAAAATTAAAGATGCTTGTGAAATTTATGAAAATGATTTTAAATAAAGGAGTGGAAAAAGTTTTGAAGCAGATGAGCTTAAAAAGTTTTTGTATAATTTTTATGCTTATAGAGTTTAAAGAGAGGGAAAGTTATGTCTAGTCTTTACAAAGATATAATAAAAGTCTTTGATGTTGATTTATCTAAATTAGAAAAAGATTTAGCTAAACAATATAATGAATTAAAGAAAGTCAAAAGTGATTGGGATAAAGCTCAAAATAATTCAAGCAAATATTATAGAAAGCAAAGTAATAAAATAAAGAAAGAAAATAAAAATATAAGTGAATATGAGCTTAATAAAATTATGCAAGCTGATCCTGAATATAAGCCCTTGAAAAAGGAAACAGATAAAATGATGCAAAAGCACGCTAGATTATCAAGAAAGTTTAAAAGTGCTTATAATGAATATCTTAAAAATGGTGGAGAAAAAGTTCTTGAGTGGTATCAAGCGGCAACTGAATGGGATGACGCGGATTAATAATTGTGAAAAGAGGTAAAGCAATATGGCATATAGATATGATCCGATAAATAAAATACTGGTTAAAACCAAAGACGAAGATAGGTCAAAATTAAATAGTGTGCTTCCAAAGGATATGAGAAAACAAAAAGAGCACAATCCTTTAGATTATAGAATAAGACTTCAAAAGTTAGGTTATAGACCAGAGGTTATAAATAAAGAGATGCGTAGTTATAGTGATGGAGCTGGCTATGCTGATCTTAAAGAAACAAAAGATTCTAAGACAAAGGATTATTCCTATCAAGATGCATCTAAAGTATTCAGTTATTTAGATAAAGAGGTTCAGCGAGATCTTGTTAATTATTCTAAGACTCTTCAGAATGCTGATACTCCCAAGAAGTGTGAAGAGCTTGAACAAATAATTAGAGACTTAATGGAAGATTATATGGATGAATATCTTGGTATCTGGAATCAAGTTGGTCAATATGCTCAAGACAAGAGAAAGCAGACCCAGCAATTATTTAGCACTTTAATGGCTCAATGCTTTAAGAAGTATAATGAATTAAAGAGAGCAGGTAAGTAGGGTATTTAATATTTATTATGAAAAAATTAAGTAGTGAAGATAAGAAAAATCTTCTTCAAATGTTAGATAAGCTTGACAAATTAGATGGTAAAGATTCTAGCACTTTAAAAGAAGATTTAGCAGAGATCACCAATGAGTTCTCTAATGTGGTAAATAAAAAGCCATATACAAAGCAGGTTCAAGAAGTTATAGAACAAAGTGAACCAATAGAAGAAAAGACAGAAAAAATTATAAATGATATAAAAGAAAAGAATCAGAAATTTGAGGAAAATGAGCATATTCTTGGAGATGATTTGTTTCTTAATGTTTTAAAGAATGCGATAGAAAAATCTCAAGAATTATCTGAAATATTTTTGACTTTGTTAGAGAATGCAAATGATAAGCAAGCAAGGTCAATCAAGAAATGTTATGATAATGCTATTGAAAACAAACGGTTGATGAAAAATATATATAAAGATATAATTGATATAATGTAGAAGTTATAAGTCCCATATTTGACTTCTGGTGCACATTTTGACAGGTGGTTGATAAATTATATTACCACCATATATAAAGTTCACCAGTGTGTCACTCAGGGACTCTGGAGGATATGATAAGTATGGCATTAAGGATAATAATGAGGGGCAAGGCTAACTCAGTTGAGGAAGCTAAAAGGTTCATAAGTAATAATCATGGACCAGAGCCCAGATACATAAAAGAAGATAAAGAACAAGATGGAAAAATCTGGCTTTCTAATCAATTAGGTGATCCTATTGGATTCTATGAGCCAGCTACAAAAACAGTAAAAATGGTAGACAAGAAAACAACTGATGCAGATATTAAGTTTGTAAATAAGGGTAGTAAATTTATAACTAAAAATGGATCTTTTGTTGAGATTCTTTCTGACGTTAATAAAAATAATGAAATATTATTTAGAGTGAAAAGTAAGTATCAATCACTTCCGATTGCATCACTTAAGGTCAGAGAATTAATAGACTTTTTAAATTCAAATGGATATGCTCCAACAAAAGATGCAGCTTATTTTGATCCTATGTATAAGGACACAAGAAGAGCTGTAGTAAGGGAAGCTGAAAACTATCTTAGGTCTAAGGGATTGAATAATTCTGTTGGAAAGTATGATAAAGCTATTTTTGGTGTAAGAAGCTTATTAGAAAAGACTTTGCTTCAGCCAGGAACAGATAAGTTTAATGATGCTGTTCATAGGGAAGTAGATAGACTTTTAAAGAAGTATAATTTAACAAAGGATTCCACAGAAGTTCTTCAATCTAAAAATGGTTATACTCTTGGAGTTAATAATGGTAAGCTTGTTTTAGCATTTAAGGGTGAGACTCTTGAGCATCCGCATATGTGGTTAGGTGATGCTAAAAATGCAAAGAATATGAAACAAGCAGTTGATTTATTTGAAGAATTTGCTAGTGGCAAAAAAGTAAAAGATTCTGCTAATGGATCTGTTGATGATTATTTAAAGAAGATGAATAATAAGACTCAAGCTGAGGTTGAAAAGATTCTTAGACAAGCTAAAGGGAATCCGAATGCTGATAAAGCTTATAGAATTTGGAAGTCTACAATAAAAGATGCTAAAATGCCTGTTCCTGGAAATCATTTTATGAAGGGCGATAAAGTCCAATATGGAAATAGAAAAGGCATAGTTAAGAATGCTTATGGTGATGTAGTTGTAGTTCAGCTTGAAGGAGATCCGAAAGGAGATTATTCGCACTTAAGTTATTATACTGTAAAATATGCAAAGGATTCGGAAATGGAAAAGACATATAGTTATTCTATTAAGATTGGTGGAGATCTTAAGCGTGTAAGAGTAAAGGCAGATAATTCTACTGAAGCTCTGGAAAAGGTTAAGAAGGAAGCTATAAAGTTTAAGGGTGAAAGAGTAAAGACTAAGTGGGATAATAATAAACTTAGTACAAGGGATCAAGATTAATAGGAGATAAAAAATATGAATAAATCTAAAGTTGTTGATGCATTAAATGGTGTTAAAACAATTGATAAGTTTGACGCTAAAAACGCAGCCGAATATCTTTGGACCTGGGCTGATTTAAATTCCATGTCTGCTGTAAGATTTGATATCAGAAATGAATTAGAAGATATGGATAAAACTTCTAAGACTCGTGAAGAACACAATGAGTTTTGCAAGAAGAACTATAAAAAGCTCTTAGACAAATATTATAAAGAAGTAAAAAGAGAAACAGATAAACTTTTAGAAGAAGGTTATAAAAAGACCGATGATTATTTCAAAAATTTGAAATAAAAATTTTGGTATTTGGTTTACAAGTGATAGGTTATATGGTATAATAACTATATAAAATATTTAAATTTAGATATGAGGTGGTTAAGTTGGGAGCATATTTTGGTTCTAAATTAAGTCCCCATATTGTGAAAAATCCAGCGGGTTTTCTTATTTGTAAAGATGTGGCAATAGCAAGGACTGGAACTCAGCAATATCTTGGTAGGGAGATAGGTGTATCAGACAGACCAAATGATATAATTACAGTCTACAGGGTTGAGGAGGAAGTCTTTAATCCAAGAGCAATGGCTTCATTTGAAGGTTGCCCCTTTACAGAAGAACATCCGATGGATTTTGTTCAACCTAATAATTCAGATGCCCTTGTTAAAGGAACTATTGTGAATGTACATAGGGGGACAGGAAACAGTAGAGATTTGCTTTTAGCTGATATAATCATCTATGGCAAGCAAGAAATAGATTTTGTTGAATCCAAAGAAAAGCGTGAAATTTCATGTGGATATGAATGTGAATATGTTCCGTATAAAGATGGATTCAAACAAGTAAATATTATAGGAAATCATGTGGCCCTTGTTTCGGCTGGCAGGGCTGGTCAAAGAGTAGCAATTCAAGATACAGCCAAAGTTAGCCTTGATAATAAAAATATTGAAAGGAGTAAAAGAATGGGTTATAGAATTCCCAGAAAGTCGAATGTGTCAGACTTTGTAAAGGCTGTTGGGCTTAAGACCTTAGCAGCCGATGCCGAGCCTGAAGAAGTTCAAGAGATGGTTGAAGGTCTTGTTGATGAAAAACATCAGGCTGAAAAAGATGCTGAACCAATCATCATTGAACCGGAAGTTGAACCTGATACTCATGATGAAGAGATTTCAGAGCTCAAGGAACAGATTCAGAATGTAAAGGATGCAATTTATGCAATGCTTGATTCTGATGAAGAGGAAGTTGAAGAAGTAGCTGAGGATGAGGAAACTGGAGTTGAAGCTCTTGATGAACTTGAATCTGAATTTATTTCCGATGAAGATATGCTTGAGGAAGTTCAATCTGTAGAAGAGGATGATGAAGATATCAATGAAATCGTTGAAGAGAACGATGCTTGTGATGAAGATGAGACTGAGATCACCACTGATTCTATCCTCGAGTTAGCCAGAGTTATTAAGCCGATCATTGCTTCTGTTCCAGATGTAAATAAGAGAAAGAAGATGTCTGATAGTCTTGCTAAGGTTCTTAGAAAGCATGCTAAGAAGGCAAGCGATAGTTCTTCTAATTCTTATGCTAAGATGCTGAATAGAACCAAGGATAGTGAAATCGAGCAAAATATTGATTTAGGCAAGGAAATTGCCAAGAAGTACAATCCCCATTATAAGGAGGTAAAGTAGATGCCTGGTAAAGTTATTGGAAAGGTAATGAATTTTGGCTGGGCTGGTAAGATCACCAGAGATGCCGATATGGTTATTGATTCTAGAATTGTTAGTGATGCCTCTGGTGAGACTGCTATCAATTTTGGTAGTGCAGTATTTCTCAATACTGATAATACTGTAAGAAATGTTGCAAGCACTGACTCCAATGCTACTATGCTTGCTGGTATTGCTGTAAGTGGTGTTAGACAGTCTATCAACTATGTGACTCAGGAAGCTGCATATCAGCCTGCTACTCAGTGCGATATTCTGACTAGAGGTCAAGTAATGGTTGCAGTTCCTTCTAATGCAACTGCTTCTATTGTTGCTGGTGGAAAGGTTTATCTGATTCCCGCATCTGGTGTATTTACTCCTGATGCCTCTGATGGCACTAGTGTTGATTATATTGATACTGGATATAAGTTCACCACTGGTCTGGTTGATGCTAATTATATGGCTGAGATTACAATTCTTAGCAAGAACGTTCTGTAATAAAGGAGGAATAAGACACAATGTATCATGGTAATAACACTGTTCAAAGGGTCTTTGATAAAGCTCCGCTTGTAAGAATGAATGACGCTGCTATTGCTTCTGGTCTGGCATTCCTCAATGGCGAACTTGAAAAGAGAGATCCCAAGCTGTATGAGCCGCTCACTTCTGTTACTTGGCAAAGAGATATTGTTGCTGAGATTGGATCTGGTTGGGGTGAATATACCAGCAACTATTTTGTAGATTATGCTACAACTGGAAGCAAGACTTCTGGAATTATTGGTTCTGATACCAATAACATTCCGATGATGCAGGCTAATCTGACCAAGGACAACTTCAAGGTATTTAGCTGGGCTAATATCCTGAGAGTTCCCTTTGTTGGTCAAGAGCTGTTAAAGCAGGTTGGCAGAAGCCTTGATGATATTCTGGATAAGGGTATCAAGCTTGGTTGGAATAAGGATCTTGACACCATGACTTATGAAGGCTTTGATGAGCTTGGAGTTTATGGTCTTGTTAATAATCCTGATATCACTACCACTACTGCTGCTGCTGTTGGAACTGGAGGCACTACTACTTGGTCCACCAAGACTGCTGATCAGATTCTTAATGATATCAATACCGTTCTGAATAATACTTGGGCTGCTTCTGAGTATGATCTTAGTGGTATGGCAAATCACATTCTGGTTGCTCCCTCTAACTTCATGTATCTGCAGAGGAAGGTTTCTGAAGCTGGTAATGTTTCTATCTTCCAGTACGTTATGGAGAACAACGTAGCCACTGCTCAGGGAAGAGAGATCGTCATTGTTCCTTGCCGTTGGTGCGAAGGTGCTGGTGCAGGTACTACCAATAGAATGGTTGCCTATGTAAATGATAAGGATAGAGTAAGAATTGATATTCCTGTAATGCTCAACAGAGTTATGACTCAGCCTGATGTTCAGAACATGGCTTACCTGACTGCTTATGCTGGTCAGATTGGTCAAGTTAAGTTCCTCTATCCGCAGTGTGCAGCTTACGTAGACGGAATTTAGTTTAGTTGAGTGGGAGAGGGATGAAATACTCCCTCCCCGATTAATTATTAGGAGGATAAAATGGTTCAAGTATTTAGTGAACAAAGAGCAAAGTTTGTAAATGATCAGGATGATGAAATTACTTTTACTGTGCCACCCTATGTTTTTACATATGCTCCTGAATGGATAACAAAAACTTTACTTTGGAAGCTTCTTGTGAAAGATAATAAAATCAGGGTGATTGGAACAGCCAAGGATGCAATTGAGGTTACAGCTAAGGTTGAGGAAAAGATCTCTTATGAAAAAGCTGAGAAGCAAGTTGAGTCTGAGGTAAAGATTAGTGATAATGAGATTGATCAATATTCTAAGATGAAGCCCAAAGAACTTTATGAAATTTGTATTTCAAAGGGAATTGAGGTTGAACCTAAGAAGAGCAAGGATTATTATCTTGAACAATTATCTAAGTAATTTTTTTGGAGAAGTGAAAAACTTCTCCATTTGTGTATATAGGAGGTTGCGATGCTAAAATATGTATATGATAATCCAAATGATATTATAGCAGCCTCTAATGTAAGTCGAGGCGGAAATCCTTGCTTTACTATATGTGATTTTTTAAGCATATATCCTAATTTTGAAGGTGTGCTAAATGATCCAACTGTATTTCCAAAAGAAGTCATAGATATGTATATACAATTTGCTCAAGATTGTGTATCAATTAAAAGATGGGGAAGACAGTGGAAATTTGGAATGTGCTTATTTTTAGCTCATTTTTTCACCATTCATTTGCAAGCTCAATTTCCTGAAAATGCCACTGCACAAGAGGTATTAGCATATGGCCAATCAAAAGGTTTAATAACTTCTAAATCTGTTGGTGATGTTTCAGTATCATATGATTTTAGTGCTGCAGTTAATGGAGTTGAATCTTGGGGCCAATTTACTACAACCACATATGGACTTCAGTTTGCAAATTTAGCAAAACTTCTTGGTAAAGCTGGAATGTATATTTGGTAAGCATGATGAGCAATATTGACATTAAATTGAAAGAATCTTTGGGCGATTCTGGATATAGACAATTCAAACAGATTGCAAATCAAGCTATTGAGCTAAGACAACTTCAGGGTATGATATCTTATAAAGAGATGATAGCTTTAAAAGCTCAAGTAGCTGAAGTTGATAAGATAAAACTGTATGTAGGAATTCCTCAAGAAACTTCATCAAGAGGAAATCAAGATGGGGGAATAACCAATGCAGAACTATTATACATTCATACTAATGGAACTTCTAAGAAAGCTGCTAGAGAGGAAATAGAAAGAAGAAGGAGAAAAGCTTTTTCTGGTTCTTATGGAACAGTCAGGCAAGAAGTTTATCAAATGTTTTTGATGGAGCATGGTTCTCCTGCTCAACAAATTCCTCCAAGACCAGTTATTGAACCAGCTATTCTTACTGTTAAAAATGAGACTTCAAAGCATATGATTTCTGCTTTAACTTCATATATTGCTGGAGATTTAGATGCAGTAAAAAGAGAACTCCATTCAACTGGCTTGATAGCTCAATCTGCTTGTCAAAAATGGTTTGAGGACCCAAGAAATAATTGGCCTCCATTAGCCAAAAGCACTATTGAGGCAAAGAAGAAAAAACATGATCCTGATTATGAACCAATTCCACTGGTTGATACAGGAGCTTTGAGACAAGCAATCACATATGTTTTTGATGTTCCAAAGTCTGTTATTAAAAAAGGTGAGCAAAGGAGAGTAATAAAATGAAAACTCAATTAGATTTATCAGATATTATTACTTCTTCGGAGTTTAGGCAGCAAATAGAAATAATTAGAGATTCTGGTGGAAGATGGTATCAAGGAAAATATATAAAGTCAAGTGAGACCATATACACAACTGGAGTTGTATCTGGAACAAATGAAAGAGAAATTGAGACGCTTCCTGAAGGTGATAGAGGAAGTGAAACAAAAGAGATACATACAATAATTCCTGTTTATACAGCTAGAGGTGGATCTGTTGGAAGGGAAGCTGATATAGTTGTATGGAATGGAGAAAAGTATAAAGTTGTGAAGGTTCAAAATTCCGGTGATTATGGATATTGGAGGGCTGTAATTTCAAAGATAGATACTGAAGATTTTGGTTTAGAGGAGGATGAAAATGATATCATATGATTCTCTTCGTGAAATATTCTTAAAATTGACATATTTATTGCGAGGTTATAGTTTATTTGATTATACTAGTGATGACGAAAATTCTGAGCCCCACAGATTGATTCGTTATGCATATAATATAAATTCCCAGCCATTTCAAAGATTAACTGATGGATGTTCTTACGTTTGGGTAAACTATAAGGAAGATGAAGTTAATTCAATAGTGGATGCTGATGGAGTTTACAATGAGGAACAGGATAATTTTACATATTCATTTTCTCAACTAAGAGTTCTTTCAGTTCATTGGATATTTTATGGTGAAAATGCTCAAGATGAAGCCTATATGTTTAGACAAAGATTGTATGGAAATACAGCTAAATCTTTTCTAAGTCAATATGATATAGCTTTAATTTTGGATATACCTGAATGTGTATTGTTATATGAACAAGTTAATAATCAATGGTGGCCACGAGTGGAAATTGAAGTTGATTATTATATAGCAACTACTTTCGATGAAGATGTTGATCGTTTAGTAGGAGCTGAAGTTTATTTAGATACTGAAAAGAAAGAATATCCTATATTGGTCAATGTTGAAAGTGAGGTTTAATGAATGGCTAATTTAAGCTTGAATGGCATAATTGATGTTAATGTTCAACTTACGCCAACAACAGCATTTAGAAGAGGCTTTAATACAGCCTTAATTATAGGTCCCTATGTTAATAGTAGCTTAGTAGGAGTGCAGTTATTTGAAAACATTGGTGATGTTTTAGAAACTTTTGGTGAAGAATCTGAAATATATAAGACTGCAGCTATTTATTTTGGTCAGCAATATGTTCCTGGAGGAGTTTATTGTGCAACTTTAGATCAGACAACTAGTGGTGGTCAAACAATCAATGAAACTTTACTTGAGGCTATTACAAGATGCAGAGCAGAAAATTATGAATGGTATGCTTGCATTCCAACTCCATCTATATTAAGTGCCATTGGTCAGTCTGATTATGCAACAATTTCTACTTATGTTGAAGCGGCTGAACCGGCAACAATAATTGGATATACACTTACAGATTCTTCCACATATGTTGATATTTTGACAGCATTAAAGGGAGGAAATTTCAGTAAGACAATAAGCATGTATGATAATGTTGTTGTTAATACTGCTGATGCTGGAAAAGCTGTGATAGCAGCTCCTATTGGATATGCTCTTGGCAGAAATAATTCAAATTCGACAGCTTATACCCTTGCATATAAGGGAATGACTGGAATTACACCTGACACTTCTATTTCAGTACTTGGACTTCAGACATTGTTAGGTTTGAATGGAAATATCTATGTTAATCAGGGACATTATTATGATTTATTTAGACAGGGTCATATGGCTTCTGGTGATAGTTTTGATGAGATCATGTATATTGATATGCTGATTGCTGATATCAAGACTGGATTAATGAATGTTCTTATTAATACTTCAAAGGTTCCTCAGACTGAGCAAGGAATTTCAATTCTTGAAGCTGGATTAGTGAATGTTCTTGAACAGTATAGAGATATTGAATTTATTGCACCTGGTGTTTGGAATGGTGAAAAGGTAATTGCTCTTAATAATGGAGACTTTTTACCTGCTGGTTATTTGATTCAGTTTATGCCAATATCTTCGCAGACGTTAATGCAAAGAGTAGAGAGGATTGCTCCTCCTTGCTATATTTGCATCAAGTTAGCTGGAGCAATTGAGCATTTGACTGTAAGTGTAATTGTTGATAAGTAGGAGGAAATGCGAATGGAAGTTTATTCTTTTCAAGATGCAACATTAACTCTTAGTCAAGATGGATTTGCTGACTTATCTACAGCTGGTCAGGGTATTGGAGAAATAGTGATCTCCTACGCTGCTGATTCTTTCAATGATGCTGGAAATATTGCTGCTGATGGTGTTGTAGTTTTCAGTAAGATCAAGCAAGATAATGGAACATTAAGTATTACTTGTCAGCAGACTTCTTCGCTTCATAAGAATCTTGTTAAAAGATTTAATGCATTATATTATTCTGAAGATACCAGCGTTTGGGCTTCAATGAATGGTATATTTAAGAACAAGTCTACTGGAGAACAAAAGATTCTTAAGGGTGTTGCATTTCATAAAATTCCTGATAACTCAAATCAGAGGACAGTTCAAAATGTCACCTGGGAATTTGATGTGGCAAATCTGAGTACAAATATTATTTAATGGTAAATTATATTACCACGGTAGGTTTGATGCACCAGAGGTTCACTGAGGGCCTCTGGTGATGGTATATAGGAGCACATCATGGATAGAAAAAAGAGTGAATTAGTTGAGCTTCAAGGTAGGTCCTTTATTATAAGATTTTTACCTGCAGCTGAATCATTAGCTATATTAAAAGATCTTATGACAAGGTCTATTCCTTTGGATATTTTTTCAAATATAGTTTTAGATACAGCAGATGGTCCATCAAATTTAGCAAATTTATTAAGTAATTTTGGTGGCTCTAATAAGTCAATCATGTCAATTGATGAATTTGCTAAGCTTGAAAATAGGTTGATGAGAGGTGTATCTGAAAAATTTCCA